CCGATAGACTTGAATACAGAAGCGATCAGCCCAATCAGAACTACCGTAAGCGGGATCAGCGCCAATAACATAATAAGCAGTATCAACAGGCTGCTCCCAAATTTTGAGCGTAGCCAGTCTTTCTGTGGATTTAAGAACTTCAGTATCTTGGAAGTTAACTCCAAAGCTATATCGAAAGTACTCACAATCCATACGCTTAATCTTTTTGACGGCATCTGTACACCTTGCATTAGAAAAGAAAGAAGTACCCGTCATCACAAAGGCATAGTCCTCGGTAGGCGGGAACTCTTGGTACATTAAGCTGTCATCCTTAATGCCTTCATAGAGTTTCCAGCGCCACCAGGCTATTTGACGGCTATTAATTTCAAAGTTGTACAGTTTCTTAATATCCCGTACCCATTCCTTTTCTTCGCCTGATAGCTTTCCATCCCAATACACTTTGTAAGTTTGACCTTCAGGATCTAGGCTGTAGAGTTCATTGCGCCACCAGCCACAGAAAATAGCTCTCTGAGTTCTAGCCCGTTTAGCGGTGACATACATATCGTGGAACATATTGAAACCACGGGCAGTCGATTCAAACAAGTACATCCGATCTGGATTGGTTTCGGCTAACGAAGCCAATAGGGAAGCTAGTCCTTCTTCATCTCCCCAAGAACTTGTTTCCGTACCATGTAGGTATGTGATAGCTTTTCCACGACCAAGTGAACCTTTTGCTCTAAGCCCAGCGACTTGATAAAACAGACGGCTGCGGTTCTTGAGGGAAAGCTGATTCCGATTGTGGGCAAGAAGCGGGATTCGATACTCTTTGGGTAAACCTTCCATATACATGGCAAGGGTTGATCGGAACATATCTCGGTTTTCTTCGGTGTCTGTGGTGAGCGTTCCTTGCAGCCCTGGATGGGTGAAGTGCCAGTAGAGATCAAGTGCGAGTGATATTGTAGTGATGCCAAGTTGCCTTCCTTTCAGGATGACAAAGAAATGCACATCCTCTGCCAAGCCCTTTTTGATTTCATTCATTACATAGGTCTGCGTACCAAGCAGACTGCCCATGCGCTTTAGTCCTTGCTCTTTGGTTTCAATCTGTAGCTGAGAGCAAAAGTTGTAAAACTGACTAAGGTTAAAATCCATTAGGTTTTAATCCACGGTAATTTGTTGTCAAACTTTTTGAGCATCCAAGCGTTGCCTTGTTCAAAAAACTCCTTTTGCACCCCGCACCCACCTCCTAAACGGAAGTTAAAGGTATGCCGATTGGTACTCGTAAAGTTTGGAAAGAGTTGCTTGGCTGCGTTGTAAAAGTGCCGATCTACGGCTGCATCTTTGTTGTTAAGCAAAATAGCAATCTGGCGTAGCTTATCGGTTTTCATTCCCCACATACACCAGTCCACAAAATGATGCCCTTCAATATTCCAGGCGTGGTGGTTTTCGCCAATGGCTTCGCAGTTATCGTCAAACAAATACTTGCCGTCTTTGTCGTACACCTTGCGTAAGCTATGCGCCCAGTCATAACCTTCATCAATCTTTTTCATAATGGACTTAACATGATGCTCGTCATACCAGTCATCGTCATTGCAAAAGAATGTCACATCCTCGGTAATGAGCTGTGGCGCAGCCGCTAGCCAGCGCTGACCTAACCAGCCATTGCCACCAATGGTGTTACCCCAATAAGACCAACGGGCATTGTATGGCGAGTAGTCCTTGGTCATGTCGTAGAACTGGGCAAGGCTACTGTCGTCATCCCCGTCACACAGCACATAATGGGCGCACGGGTAACTTTGGTTTGCTACGCTACTTAGGCACTTTTCAAGCGTTTTTCCACCAGTCGTAACGGTAACTACAGCAGCAGTTTTCATTTGTAATCATCCTTTGGATCGTAAGGCATTGAGTTCAAGCCAACCAAAACACTACCCGCTTTAACATCAAAGGTATGGTGCTGTTCTGGCAAAACGGTATAAATCTTGCCAATCTCCATGGGTTGCGTATCCATGCCTTTAATTATTAACTCAGCCTGACCTTCGCACAAAATAAACTTTTCTGTTTTAACTTTGTGGTAATGCTCACCAATGGTGCAATCCTCTTTAATTTCTAAGAGCTTGGCTTCTGGAAAACTGTGCAAGCGTCTGCGGTGATCTTCATGGAATGAACTTAACTTTTTCATTTCAGCATCCATCATAATTTTGACTAGTTCTTTAAACTTAACCTTTGGCTCAAATCCTAAGAGTTGTTTGCTTTTAAGTGCATCGCCACACAACAAATCAACCTCGGCTGGTCTAGTTAAACTTTTGTCGTAATCCACATAATCTTCCCAGTTCTCAATGCCTACGCATTGAAAGGCTAACTCAATCCACTCCTTAACGCTGTGCGTTTCGCCTGTGGCAATTACAAAATCATCAGGTGTTGGGTGTTGCATAATGGCGTAAATCCATTCCACATATTCTTTGGCGTACCCCCAATCTCGCTTGGCATCAAGGTTTCCCAATACCAGCTTATCCCGTTTTTGATTGGCAATCTCGGCTACGGCTTTGCATACCTTTCTTGAAAGGAAGGCTTCACCCCGTCTTGGGCTTTCATGGTTAAACAGAATCCCGCAATAGACTTTTATGCCGTAGGCTTCTCGCCATACCCTTGCTAATTCATAGGCATGGACTTTAGAACAGCCATACGGTGAGCGTGGATAAAATGGCGTGGTTTCCCGCTGGGGGGTTTCTTGGACCTTGCCAAACATCTCAGACGAACACGCCTGATAAATCTTGCAATCCAATCCCATGGTGCGCACGGCTTCCATGATGCGCAGTAAGCCATTGGAGTTAATGTCTTGCGTTACATCGGGATGGTCATACGAATCCCGCACTTGGCTCATGGCAGCTAAATTGTAAATCTCATCTGGGCGAACCTTGTCAATAATCCGATATAGGCTAGTAGCATCTTGCATATCGCCTGTATGCAAAGTAATTTGATTAATGACATCGCTTAGGTTTGACAGATTAGGTTGGCTGATTCTGCGCACCATACCATGTACTTCATATCCTTTGGATAGCAATAGCTCAGATAAGTACGATCCATCTTGACCACTAATTCCTGTAATAAAGGCTGTTTTCATAGGTGTTTGTTTAGTTTCTTTAGTTCAAAGTTTGGAATATCCCAGTACGCTACCTTAAGCCGTGCTTCGTGGTTACGGGCTAGATTAATTAAAGCCGTATAAGTCATGGCGCTATAACTTTCTTTCCATTCGTTTGCTAACTTTATCTTTTGTTTCTTAGTTCGGCAAGAAAGGGCTTTAAGCATCTCGGTTTTGTACAGTAGGCGTTCTTGGGTTAATTTATCAATGTCGCTTTGGGTCATCCTCACCTACCACTTGGCGCAAACGCTCTAATTCCGCTTGGGCTTGCATGAGGAGCTTGGAACTTTCGGCATGAACCCGCATCAATTCATGGAATATTTGATCTTTGTCCATTGCCCAGATGCGTTGCATATACATCTTTTTAGCATCATCACTTGCTTTTTCAATTAACTCATTGACGCTCTTTGAGCCATTGGCTTCTTTTACGATGTTCTCCATACCCGTACCCCATCCCCTTCTCGCCTAGCGATAAACTTTTTACCCGATACTTTGCCAGCTCGGTAGTTGGCATTGCACACAATTTGTATCTTTGCTTGTGGAATTACAAAACTCTCTCCAATGTCCATGATCTTATATGGGTACACATTGCGCTTTTTCTCAGGGGGAATTGGAATATTCTTTTCAATCTCTATATTCATCTTTACATCTCCTTTCATAACCATATAATACACAACATGATACAAACCTACAATGAATATCATCTAGGTGACCAACTAATCCACCTCAATTATCTAAGGCGACTGTCTTACCTCTACCCCGACTACATCTTGCGCCATTATTGCCAGGACATCTATATCCCGCAGTTGCTTGCAGTAGTGGAGGATTTAACGACTATTGAGATTCTCCCCCTAGGAGAGAAGGTCGATTCTGCAACAAACGCCTGGCTTGGCGTGGATGGTTGGTTTTACCGACACCCCAAACAGCGCCATTGGGTTGATCTGCACCTAGACTGGTTTGACACCCTTTCCAAGCGCCTAGGGGTAAAGAACCCCATACGCACCAAGTACGACTTATTCTTTGAATACCCCGCCTTGAGGAAGAAGGTCTATAAGCCCTTTGATGTCCTAATCATCAATTGCCCACCAGGGAGCAACCAGTTGCCCACCTTTTCCCCAGGCAAGTTTGAGAGCCTAACCAAGCTGCTGTGCAAGGACATGGATGTGATGACGGTCTATCCCACCAAACTATGCCCAAGCACGCTAGAAATGCACATGACGGTCACCGAGATCGGTAACCTAGCGCAATACTGCCAATACATCGTGGCGGTGGACACAGGACCTCTGTGGACCACCTACAACCAATGGAACATCGACAAGATAAGGGGTAGAACCATCTACACGACAACCTTCGATTCCATAGACCTTACGCCTAATACCGACATCCTTCAGAAAATCTGATTTTTCTTTGGGGTGGGGTGGGAATGGGGTGCGCTCTTTTCAAAGTCCAAACCCATTTAAATAGCCAAACAAATAGAAAACAACCACGCAAAAACGATTGGTTGACCAAATCCCAAATCCGAAATGATTTGTTTAAGCGTTTTCCATTGCCTTACCCAATTAGCAAATAGTCCATTTTCGCAAGAGGGGAAAGTGTGGCAATCTCACCCTCAATCGTTTTAACCCCCAATCCTTTATATACGCTATTTACTACATTACTACACTTACTATATATATATAGATATATATATCTATAGACAATAGTAAATAGTCTATAGCTATCTATAGACGATAGTTGATAGAAATATATCATAGCAATAATTGTTGCATAACCTAGATTTATGTATAATCAATCTATGCAATTTTGCATATAACCTAGCTATTGGAGATTCTCTATGACTAACGCACAATTAAGAAAGATATCTTTTTACTCTAAAGATGATGCCTATCAATTTGCTGGATTACTTGAAGTGGGAACGCACGCCTGTTTATCTCAAGTGCGTTATAGAGTAATCGCTGGATCGCTTGCATACCATGTAATTAAAGAGCGATTCATTAAGAAATTTGGCTATTGGAGATAACTTAAACCTAACTTAACCTAACGGGATAAAAATCATGGAAAACAAAATCTATCAACAAGTAACTGATCGAATCATTGCCGAATTAGAGCGTGGCGCTACGCCATGGATCAAACCATGGACTACTTTTGCTAGTGCTGGTGAAGATCAAAATATCATCAGCAAAAAGCCCTATAACGGGATCAATCGAGTAATCCTAGGTATGTCTGGCTTTTCAAGCTCTAAATGGGCCAGCTTCAAACAATGGCAAGCGTTAGGCGCTAATGTTAGAAAAGGTGAAAAGGGCACAATGATTGTTTTCTATTCACCAATCAAAAAGGAATCGATCAATCCTACTAATGGTCAATTAGAATCTAGCGCTTATCATTGCTTAAAGAGCTATTTTGTTTTCAATGCTGACCAGGTAGAGGGTATTGAGATCGAAAAGCCAGCAATCACAGAAAAGCCATTTATTGATGTACCAGCACTAGAAAAGCGGGTTAACGATACTGGCGCAATCATTCACCATGGATCATCTAGCGCATTCTATAGGCGTGATTCGGATTCTATCCACTTACCACATAAAAGCGCATTTAAAAGCGAATCTAACTACTATGCCACGCTTTTACATGAGTTAGTCCACTGGTCAGGTGCTAGTTTTCGCTTAGATCGTACTAAGGGCAAGCGATTCGCTGATAGTGCCTATGCCTTTGAGGAATTAGTAGCAGAAATGGGATCAGCTTTCCTATGCCAAGATTACAACATAGAGGGAGATTTGCGCCACGCTGACTATATCGGCTCTTGGCTCAAGTGCCTAAAAGCGGATAACAAGGCAATTTTTAACGCTTCAGCACTAGCGCAAAAATCTGCTGATTACATCAATACTATTAATGCCAATGGCATTCAAAAAGTAGCTTAATAAGGGGTTAAAAATGAATGATAACTTGATGATTCAAAGTGATTTTAACGAATATGGCGATCAATATTGGTTTATATGGGATATTGAAAACAATAATTTTGTGCCGTCAAATTTTGCTAGTTTTGACAGTTTTGAATTAGCGCAATCCTTTTTAAACCAATTGCAAACAGCATAGTGCTACCTTATAAGCGCTTAGGAATAGGCGCTTATCGGATTATCACTAGATAATCACCTAACCTAACTAACGGGAGATTTACTTATGAGCAATATAGAAAACTTATCCGATAACGAATTAAGAGAGATTAAGGCATTCGTGAGAGGAATCATAGAGGGTATAAAAGACACTCACAAACCAGAGGAGATCGATTTTATCTTAGAGGACTATTGGACTGCATGGGATAACACTATTGACATAAATATATGGTTAGATGAATCAGACCCTAAAAGATACTTAACGACACTCTATCGAATCCATGAATCAGGCTATACAGACATGGAAACATTTCAGCGCTTAGATTACTTAAAAAGCTAACCATTAACCTAACTAACCTAAAGGGGATTTTATGACTACTAACACGCTAACACTAGTGCAAGAGGTTTATTTTGATCTATGCGATCTATTGGACAATAACGAGCTTGACGATAGGATTAAGGGTTTTTATGAGTTTGATTCGATCCGAGATTTCATAACAGAGCAAAAGCAAAAATTAGCTCTCATTGAAAGGGCTTTAGATTCTAATCATTTAGATGTCAGCAAGTACGAATCAAAAGCGGGTGATGAAGATTCATTTTCTAATCTTAACTAATATGAGCGCTAAAACCAAATATAGCGCTTACCTTTACTGGTCAGCTAAACAAGGTATCCAGGCGCTTAGTTTTAACGCCTGGCTTTCTACTGTTAAACCTGGGAGATTAGACTAATGATCCACTATAACGATAATTTTCTCGATAAGGTGATAGCTACACTATCCTGGATAGCTATCCTAGCGCTTTTAATGCTGTTTTAAGCGCCTTTCTCATAAAGGTAAGGGGTAAGTATCATCCCCTTACTTTTAACGCCTTAAATCGCCTGTTTTAAAAAACCATTATCTCTATTGATCTACGCTTGGCGCTAGGTGTCATGCCACTTGCACAAGATAGGGCAATTCTGGGCGCTATGCCCATATAGGGCATTTCTATACACATGATGAACCCTTACCATTACCAAGACCACTAAACACGCTACCTGATGCGCCTAGGTCATTCTGGGCGTTACCCGTCATGCAACCCCGATGGTGAACCCCAATTGATTTAAGAACCCCATACATAGATGCTTCTATACGATGTATAACCTACGATGTCTAACCTACTACTATGGTCTATTCTACTACTATGTCTATTCTACGAAGTTATATGATAGAAAGAGAATATAGGGATTCTATTTTACGAAGTATCTATTCTACGATGTCTATTAGAACTACTATGTCTATTCTTCTTCTATATATATATATCTATATTTCTATTATATAGAATTCTATGTATGCTTTACGAAACATACATGATTAAAAAAATAGTTGCATTAGAA